TATCTTGGAGGTAATTTGGGGGGAGTAATATCTCCGGCTACTTTTGATGAACCATGTCCTTTCATGGAAAAATACCAGGAATTGAAAAACTCAAAGGATGAGGATGACAAGGAACTTGCAAAAACCCTTGTACCAAGAAGAAGATATGTTATCGGTGGTCTGGTATATGCAGATGAAAAGGGAACTAAATTCGATTACGAAGGTAAAGATAAGGGAGTTCTAGTTCCACGCTCTGTTTATCAAGATATTATCGACTTATACCTTGATGAGGATGAAGCTGGTGATATGACAGACCCAAGAAATGGGTATGATATCAAAATTATTCGTTCTGGTTCTGGTAAGCTTGATACAACTTATTCTGCTCGTGCTTGTAAACCAACTAAATTGGATAAGAAATATCAAGGTACTGTAGACCTTGAAGGTATAGTTCGTTCTCAAATCAAATCATATGATGAACTGGAAGAACTTCTTGCTAAGTTCTTGAATGAAGACCATGGAGGAGACGATGACGAGGATGACAAACCAAAGAAAAAGGCAAAAAAGAAAGGGATTCACAGAGACCATTATATGGAGGATGATGAACCCAAAAAGAAAAAGAAGAAACGTTACAAATCAGATATTTAAAGGTTAGTTAAACATATGGTTTCATTCGAAGGTGGTAATTAGATTCGTTCAGTTATCACCTTCTTTAGTCTAAATACATTACATTATGGTATCAAAAGAATATTGGGCAAACTTATCGGATGAAGATAAGTCAAAGATTATAAGAAGATTTTGTGAAATTAATGATATTGGGCCAGACTTTGATTATGCAAAGGTGAGGGATTTTTCTGAAAGGGTTAAACAGAAATATAAAGAATCTGGAATATACAGAAATAATCAATTTTGGGAACATCCTGTTTTAATATTGGAATTGGTAGACCCTCTTATGGCAGAAATGATATTATCATGGATGTATGCCAAAGTAGAATTACCCAATGGGGAGAGGTCTGAAGTACCCTTCATGGGATATCACATAGTAGAACTTGTATTCGACAAGGGTAGTCTCATGAAGTTTACCGATGAAGAGAAAAACGTATTGAATCAGGCAATGAATATTTTAAAATCAAGAGGAATTTAATATGGCAAAGAAAACTAAGGTTGGTTTAAAGGTACCAACAAAAAATGAGATATTAAAGAAATATGGTAGTATCATGAGATTGGCTTCAGATACAGTAGAATCAAACTTATGGTTACCCTCTACTTTCTTTGCTCTCAATTATACCTTTGGTGGTGGTATACCATTTGGTAAAGTACTCGAAGTAGCTGGAGAAGAATCTTCTGGTAAATCCCTTATTGCATATAATTTTGCATATACCTGTCAACAACTCGGTGGGCATGTTATATGGGTAGATGCTGAACAATCTTGGATGAACTCTTGGGCAGAAGCAAATGGGGTAGACCCAGAAAAAGTTACAGTATTAACCGATACCCGAATTGAATATATTTCTGACGCAGTAGCAGATTTAGCAATTTACTTACGTTCTCAATTAACTAATAATGAACCGATTCTCTTAGTGATAGATTCTATTGCTGCTATGGATTGTGCAGATAACATAGATTCTAAAATGGTAGAGGGTAAGGCTGAAATGGGAGGTAGAGCAAAAGCTCTTTACAAATACTTCCGTATCAGAAGTGAATTATTCTATAGACTAGGAGTTACACAGATTTACATTAACCAATTAAGAACTGCTTTAAATGTCGGATTTGGAAAAGATAACACAACTACTACAGGAGGTGCAGCACTTAAGTTCTACGCTTCAATCAGAGCTGCCTTTTACTCAGGCAAGTCTATCACTGTTAAACAGAAAGGTAAAGAACGGAAAGCTGGTAAATTGGTCACAATCCGACTTATTAAAAATAAAGTTGCTCCTCCAAGACCTACAATCAGTAAGTGCCCAGTTTACTTCAATCCTAAGTTCCATGAAGTAGGTTTTGATAGATGCTATGCTCTTGAGGATGTATTGGTAGAAAATGATATCATAGAAAAATCTTCAGGTGGAGTATATAAGTTCAAAGGAAAAACTCTTGCAAGAGGTGAAGAGAAATTCCAAAAGCTTTTGGAAGAGGATGATGAACTTCGTCGTAAACTATTAAAGAAGGCTGAGATAAATACTATCGGTACAACTAGAAAGAAGATAGTAGCATTGACTACTAATTTATATCCAGTAGATGGGGTAGAATATGAATCATTTAACGAGTCAGATGACGAGGAGGAAGACGATGAGTAAGAAAACAGTATTATTGATTGATGGAGAGAACATTCTCCATCAATCTTTTCACAAGTTCGAGAAACTTAAATCCACAGACGGTAAACCAAGTGGAGCAATATTTGGATTTTTCAAATCACTTCACATGTATCTTACAAGGTTTGAACCAAACGAAGTAGTTATAACCTTTGATAATGGTCATTCACCAGTAAGGGATAAGTTATTGCCTAACTATAAGGGACACAGAAAAAATATATCGGTTGATTATGAATCCTTGCAAATACAAAAGGCAATCATAATGAAGCTATTAGGTATGCTAAGAATTTCTTATATATTTGATAAAAGGAATAAAACTCAATATGAGGGAGATGATTTCTTAGCATACCTAATTATTAATACTTATCGTTCAGATAATGTAATCTTGGTATCATCAGATAAGGATTTTAATCAACTTCTAAACAAGAACGTTAGGATATTAAATCCAAGAAAGGATGAAGTTATTCGAATGGGTAATTGTAAAGAGTTATTTGGTTATCATTCACATGAGACCGTTGAATACCTTGCAATGGTGGGTGATACTTCCGATGATATTCCAGGTTTTAAGGGTATAGGTCCAGTAACTGCAAGAAAGATATTAGATGAGTATAAATCAATCTACAAATATCTGGAAGCTAAACCTAATAAAGAGTACCAAGAAGCTTGGGAAAGGAATCGTAAGTTGATTGATTTATTCTGGTTTGTAGGTAATGTCCCTTTAGATAAGATACCTCTCAAGAGAAAGAAGACTTTCAACTATGATAAATTTAGGAAACTGTGCATAGAGTATTCTCTTGCTTCGTTCCTAACTAAAGAATTTATTAAACCATTTAAAGAGTTATCCGAATGAAAATAATGTTTGCAGGTGCAAGTGGAGTTGGGAAAACCACTTTAGCAAAAGAAGTTCCCGGGATGATTAAGTTTGATGTAACAGAATACCCTCCAGTATTGGATTTTATATCTGGTAGTGTATCAGACTTAATACCTAAAACAAAGGATATGTCTCATAAAGAGATGTTAGAAAGGGATTCAAAGGATTTGTTACTCGAAGATTTTCAGGTAATGAACCTAAGAAACAAAATGTTCAGAGATAGGGATAGATTTGTTACAGATAGAAGCTATCTTGATTTAGCTGCCTATTTCTATTACAAGCAAGCCAAGAATGTTCCTAAATGTGAAATGGAACACTTTTTCGAAACTTGCAAGATGTTACTCAATCAACAATGTACTCATCTTATCCTATTAGACTTTACTACTGCCATGGTAAAGGAATGGGTTATGGAAGATAATGGTAAACGAATAGATAACAATTACTTCCAGTTCTTAATATCTTCTATAATGGATAACGTATTGAACTTGTGGGGATTCTTACCAACTAAGGAAATATCTTCTATATATAAGAATATATTTAAGAATCAACTTTTGGAATATGGTGCAACAGAAGGAGTAATCAAATCCCTGTATGGTGAAACTAAAGTTCTCTGTATAAGAGAAGCTAATTTGGATATTCGTAAGAAACTTATTATTGATTTTCTTCATGAGTAAGGAAGTAGTATTTATAGCATTCTCGGATTTGCACATAAATCTATGGGCAAAATTCAATGAGAACAACAATAGGACCTTGAATAGTATCAAGGTCCTTGACGTTATTGCAGGTCAATGTGAAAAGTACAAATGTCCTGCTTTGTTTTGTGGAGATTTATTTCATAAGCCAGAATCAATTGACCAAGATTTAGCAATATTCGTTGCTGAACAATTTGATAGGTTAGAGAGTAACTACCCAAAATTCAAAATGATTTATATAGACGGGAATCACGATTTGAAATCTGTAAATCGTATTGATAGGATAACTAAGGGATGGCCTTTTGTATTTCATAAGAATTTTATGAGCTGTGTTAATCTAACTAGAATCAAATGGTGTTCTTATGGAGATTACCACATTTATGGGGTTCCTTACATTGATAATAATGTGGGTCTAAGTGAATATCTTAAGAAACTCAAATTAGATAAGAATGTAAAGAACATACTTCTTCTTCATACTGACTATCCTGGAGCAAAGGATACCGACGGTAGGGAAGTTGATTCTGTAGAAAATCTCAATGTAAATATCTTGAATCGATTTGATTTGGTATTATGTGGTCATATACATAAACCTCAAAGACTATCAAAGAAGGTTTATATGATAGGTGCACCTAATCATCAAAGGCGAACCGATAGAGGTTGTAAGTTAGGATATTGGAAGATTTATTCAGACTTATCAATGCAATTCGTACACCTTAAGCAATTCCCTAAATTCGTAGATGTAGAATCCGAAGAGGGTATTAAGGATGATGGCAATTATTATACCGTTTTACCTAAGAAAACTAGTAACTTAGTAAATACTAACCATAAAATTACTAAGCAACTTTCTAAGAAAGCTCTAGCAAGGAAGTATCTTAAGGAAAAAGGTATAACTGAACAAGATAAGAAAGAACTACTGATTGACATACTTAAAAAAGCTGAATCATGTTAACATTTACAACAATGAACGTAGTAGGATTCTGTTCAATAGAAAACCTACATATACCTTTAAACCCAAGTTGTACCATACTTATCAAGGCACCGAATGGTAAAGGTAAAGCACAACCCTTAGAAGAACCCGTTTTAACCGCTAATGGTTGGAAAAAGATGGGGGAATTAACTCTTAATGATAAAGTAATTAACCCAGTTACAGGTAAACCTATCAAGCTATTGGGTATTTATGATAGAGGTCTATTAGATACTTACAAAATAACCTTTTCTGATGGCTCATGTACTGAATGTGCTGGAGACCATTTATGGTCAGTATTCAAATCGGGTAAAGCTAAAGACAGACTAAGAACCTTAGATACCGAGACTTTACTAAAGGATTATAAGGTTGAGAATAAAACTGCTCCTGGTACTTTCAAGTATAGATACTCAACTCCATTAACCGTACCAATTGATGGTAATTATACTAAATTACCAATACACCCCTACGTATTAGGGTTTATATTAGGCGATGGTTGTATTTCCGGTAATAGGCCTACAGTTAGAGTATCTACCAATAGAGAGGATTGGCCAGAGATAGTTGATAGATTAAGGTCATATTTGCCAGACCCAAACCTGGTTCATGAAGGTACAGATGTAAGAGGGGCTAAACACTTTAGGATTCATGGTTTAGGTAAAGAACTTAAGGATTTAGGATTAATTGGTTGTAAGTCTAAAGATAAGTTTATACCAGAGTTATATTTGAAATCATCAATCGAGAATCGTAGATTATTATTAGCTGGTTTATTAGATACTGATGGATGTGTTGGTTCCAAAAAGAAAATCTCAAAGGTTTCTACGTATTCATCTAAGAGTGAGCACTTAAGAGATGGTATTAGCTATTTGGTAAGATCCCTTGGAGGCCTATCTACTAAAAATGAAAGTACCCGGTTTAAGTATGGTAGGTATACTACTTCATATGTGTGTTCAATACGACTAACCTTTAACCCTTTTCTAAGGAAATATAAAACTAAATCCTATGGTGAGTTTACCAGGAGAAATAGAATGGTAAATACCATAAGAAATATTGAATATATAGGGAAAAAGGTATGTAGGTGCATTAAAGTAGATTCTTCAGAAGGCCTATATATTACCAGAGATTTTATAGTTACCCATAATTCAACTATCTTATCGGCATTGGTATGGGCAATATATGGTAAAAACCTAAAAGGAGTATCAGAAGTAACTACCTGGGAAAAGGTAAGACCTAAAGATTACCAGGGAGTAATGGTAGAGGTATTCTTTCAAAAAGGAGAACATATCTATAAAATTATCAGATGCCAGAAATGCAATATAGTTCTTGAGGATGGAGCTAAAGGTAAAGATAGGCTTATCCTTATGAAAGACAACGAGGTAGTGAATGTAAAGGGTAAGAATAAACTCCAAGATGCCATTAATGCAGAACTTGGTTTATCCTATACTCTATTCATGAACTCCATTATGTTTGGGCAGGGTATTAAAAGATTGATACAAGAATCTAATTCAGATAAGAAGAAGATATTCGAAGAAGTATTTGATTTAGAATTTCTTAACATTGCCAAAGGTATAGCTATGCAGGATAAAAATAACCTATTAGCTCAGGCAAACGAAGTAGAACACCAATCTGCTTTATTAAAGAAAGAACTTGAAGCAAATAAGGAAGCTTACTTTGATTTACGTGATAGAGAGAAAGGTTTCAAAGAAAAAATAAAGTCAGAACGTAGAGAATTAAAGAAAGATAGGGAAGACCTAACTAAGCAACTTATTAAAAAACAGCAACAACTTAAGGACGAGGTAGAGCAGAGTCTTAGGATTAAGATTAAGAAACATACTGATTATGTAGATGGTCTTAAATCTAAAATAAAACACAACCGTAATATTTCAGGAGTATCATTACCGGATTTTGTAAAGAAACTCAAGATACAGTTAGATAAAGGCCACTACAAACGTGCTAAAGAGAGCGTAGATATTATCTATAAAGCAATTATAAACTCAGACAAACTACAAGAAGAATATGAGGATGCTCTGGGTAGATTGGATGAGTTGAGAACTACGAATGAGAAGTATAAGAGACTTCAAAAAGAATGCGATGATATTGCTTCTGATATTGCTGATATTGACGAGGAGTTGGAAAAGCTCAAACAAGAGAAACTTAAGGTTATGTCTCCTAAATATAAAGAGAAACTTAAAGAGATTAGAAAAACTCTTCGTAAGGTAGATGAGGATTACCACAATAAAGAGTTGGAGTTAGAAAACTACAATTGGTTAATCAATGACCCTCTCGGTAACAACGGAATAAAGGCTTACTTATTCGATTCATCACTGGATATGTTAAATAGAACCCTTGATAAATACTCTCAAGTATTGGGATTTAGGATTGAATTTAACATAGACCTGGGTACTGCTAGAAAAGAATTTTTTACTTTAATTGAAAAAGATGGGCAAATTATTGATTACGATGAACTTAGCGGTGGAGAAAAACAATTGGTAAATGTGGCAATGGCATTTGCAATGAATGAATCTCTTACAATGTCTAAGGGTATAAACCTTGCCTTTTTGGATGAG